GATGACAAAGATAATTCCAGACTCCAAGAACAGACGCACGGTATTGACAATGTCATCCGTGGTGTGCGTAATCAGTGATCCATGCGGGGCAAACGCAATGAATCTATTTGCCATCTCGACTATCTGATCCAAATCATCAATCGTTGCCTTGCGTATTATGCTCATTGTATTTTCTCTATGGGTACCGTCAGTCGTTTCGCGAGTATGGGTCGTAGTCACTTGCCTTGCCTAGTCGTAGTTTGTTCCGCACTTCTAGCGGCAGTCGCTTGCCAACTGGGTATGCGAATGTCAATGCGAGCGCGTCAGCAATGTCAGGCGATGCTCCGCCCTGCAAACGCTTCTTGATCTCGTCTTTAGATTCCAGCATCTTGCGGCCCTGCGCGTCAAACCAATATGTCGGCGTCGATAGTTCCTGGCGAAGCATTGGATCGCTTGGAATGGCGCCACCGTTCTCAATCCACTCTTTCATGTTCCACCACATCTCAGTACGACGATTGACAAACTGTTGTTCCAGATTTGCCTTGCCACCAAAGTGGACTTCGATGGGGTCGTAATCGAGTTGTCGTAGGCGATCTAGCACACCAGCGCCGCCACCAGCGTCGATAAACACAGCGTCAGGCTCCCACAGATCCATCACCATTGCCACCCTGGCTGCTAGTTGCATGTTGTCTAGCCCACGAAACACCATTATGTCTGACGACTTTAGCCCTTGGCGCCTGATGATTACGCTGCGATCATCGCCAAACCGCGCTGGATCAACGCCTACGATCTTGGGCGCGCTCTCAAAGTCTTTGTCCGCGTACTCACGGTTGGCTGCTGCGTTAGCGTCACTTAGGCTAATCAATTGGTCTTCCGCGCTGGCGTTAAAGTCGCACAGATACTCACGGCTGAACGATGTTTCCGTCATGTCGCGGCGCAAGCGCTCGACTTCAGATGCGATCACAGCGTCCGTGTCGTAGACCGTGTAGATGGCGGCATGCCAGTCAGGCAACTTCTGCGCCTTGTAGAAGATCTCGCTAAACAGGTTTACGCCGTTGGGTGTGCCAGTAAAGATTGCCCAGCCATTGCGATCTGACAGCGTTGGCTGGATAATGTCTTCCCACACCGTTGGCTTGATCTGTGCAACTTCGTCGATGACAATGCCGTCCAGGCGAACACCGCGCATCGCGTCAGGATTGTCGGCACCAAAGATCCTAATCACGCTACCGTTGTGTCCAAATGTCACACTTAGTTCAGATTCATTGATCGATACGGCGCCAGTCCCAATCATCGGCTGCAACTTGTGCTTTATTCTCGACCAAGCAATTGCCTTTGCCTGCTTCAAGAATGGCGCGATATAGAAGAATAAGCCCATTCCTTTGTCGAACCTCATCGCTTTGTCGAGCAATTCCATGATCGCCAGTTCTGTCTTCCCTGCTCGTCGGTGCAGAACAAACACATTGAATCTCTTCAGCGCGTGGTGACAGTTTCTTTGCCATTCTCTTGGCGAGTAATCCACTGCTAGATGTGTGCTTGTCATGTGATCTGCTTGGCATCGGGCTTCCGTCCTGTGATGGCGTCAGGTTGTGGAACGCCTGTGACCACCGTCAGGCTGATGCCACCTTGATGCTCCACGGCCGTGCGATCACCGTACTTCTTCGGCGACCACTTAGCCAGCAGTTTCAACCGCGTATCTATCTGCGTTCTGCGCCAAGCAGCCTGTACCTGGTCGGCTGGTTCGATATCTGACAATTCAACGCATTCATCGGCAATTGAATCTACACCACTATCGCGCGCGCGCGCGATGCGTTGTGCAAAATTATCATCTTTATCCATCCAATCATAAACCGCTGAGTAAGAAGGCGCTCCATCTTGCCGACAATAAGACCTCAAAGTCTTGCCAGCGGCAAGCCAAGCAATGAGCGGTTCAAGGTTATACGGCGGTATTGGCAACTTGCCTAATGGTCTGCCTACTGGTTTCTTAGCCATCAATCACCCTATATTCATGCGGCGCCTGTCCGCGTATGAGGTACTTGCACACCTTTTGCACCGTAGACCGCCCAATTCCAAGCATTGCGCTGATCTTGCGGTATCCATATCCATGCGTTTCATGCATAATTCTGATTTTATCCACTGTTTGCTCTGAGTGTCGAGCGCGCTGGTGGGTTGCACCAATGCGGTATCCATGCTCGTTTAGTGCCACTTTGATTCTGCTCATGTAAGAAGATGTTACATATTTTCATTACATAATGTCAACACTTATGCACAAATCGCAATCCTGTATACATTTTCTTAGTTTCTGTACATATCAATCAAACTTGGTCGTCTTGCACTCCCACCAGAAGTGAACCATTGAAGCGCGGCCGTCGAAGTACAGCGGGCAATGATCGGGCGTGAAAAACGATTCTGTACTGCAAGCCAGGCAAACAAAGATCAAGTCTTGCGGTCGGTATCCGTAGTTGTAGAGTTGCGATCTGATCCGCGTGAAGTTGCCTCCTGTCAGGCACCCTGAGTCTAAAACAATCAACTTGTGGTAGGGGTCAAGTTTGTCAGGATGCAATACCACCTCAAACTCGCGTTTGTATGGAATTTGAACTGGCTCAATCGGCATCGGCTCGCCTGTCTGGGTCAATCGATGCGCTAGTACCTGGGCAAACAATCCTGAGTACTCGTAACTCAATTGCAGGATGCCAATCTTCTGGTCACCGTCAAGCCACTTAGATCTACGGATCGAGTCGGCAACATTGTCAATCAATTTCAACTCCCAATTCTGTCCGATTAGTAGTGAATCCATGTCATGCTCCATTCTGTTAAATGCGATTTAAACGATTCTTTGCTTTAGGTAATACCTACAGACCAATTAACGCCAAGGACGCCGTGGCTGTCATCTAATGCGATTCTGTGACCACAGGATCTAAGTATCGTCCACCGTTTAGCCAAGTTTGTGGGTGTGCAATGTACTGTGGCTCGGTTGCTTTCTTTCGACAATCGTCAGCAAACAGATTCACTTTTTCGATCATGTACTCGACCGCGTCACCAGCGTCAAGCAAGTCGTGTTCGATGGCCACCAAATCACATGCTTTGCGAATTAGCGCTAGCGACTTCAACTTGCCTACCTTGCGTGGAAAGCATTCCCACACTCGCTCAATCTCGGATGCTGGGATGCTCTTTGCTAACTTTTTCTTCTCAAACTCAGGCTCGACGGCGGAGCCGTTGAGCGTATGTTTTAATTCTGTGTTTAGCGTCTCAGCATCTAGCATCTGGCATCTAGCATCTAGCATGGCATGTGTTCCGCATTGCTCACGCATGTCATTCTGTGATGCGGACGCATATGCTCCCGCATTGCTGTCAGCATTGCTGTCAGCATCCCATCTGCGGTCTGCTGCTCGCTTGGCTTGACCACTCTTGCGCTCTGCTGTCTCAATCATTTCAATTCGTATTCGCTCCTGTCTTGGGTTCCTGCGGCGACCATCGGCGGCTATTGGAAACTTGGATTCAAGACATTTCCAGACCTTGTCAATCCCTCCGTGAATCAGGAACACGCGCTCAGTGTCGGCTGGAAGACCATCCGCCTCCCATGACGCAATGAGCAGTTCCATGTATCCGCCCTTCTCAGCCAGCGTCCAGCCGACTGTTGCAGATTTGAAATCAGATCCCCAAAACTTGAACCAAGGTGAATTGTTCGCGCTAGTCGAACCACGCTTTTTTTGTACACTCATTACAGATCTCTCTGCGGTCTTATCACCGCGTATGGTTTAGAAGCAGCCCAGGTTACACGCCTAGGCTGTTTCGCTTTCGTTCGCTTCCCTTTGCACTGGCTCGCACTGGGTCGCAATTACTCCAGGCCTATTAACAGTAAGTCCTACAATGTCACAACACGATTTTTTTTGCACTTTAATACAAAGTCTAAAAACTCTGTCAATTCGCAAACAATCCAATAACACTATTTCTCGCTTGTACATAAACGCATAATCTTTCATACGGTCAAATACTTTTTCTATATAAACATTGCTGTCATTTAATTCAACATCCCAAAAAGCAGCAAGATGCCGTATTGTTATTTTATTAATTTGAGCCACGCCAATCATCGGCAATGTTACAAATAAAATGCCGTTGTTTATAAGTCCAAATACCATAGGAAAATATCTACTAGGCATTCCGTATGGATCAATATCTACTACATCATAAATACACTTATTTGATATCAAACTATAGATTTTATGTTCGCTATCAGCGTTTATACAAGTAACGCCTTCCAACAAAAGATTATTTACAAATTGCACTCTATCTTTTGCTATGTCATAGCATTCAACCTGGCCAAATTTACAATAAAACTTTGTCATGCCTCCAAACCCGACATTCATTTCTAATATCTTGTTATTTACACCAAAAATATAATTTTGCGCTTGCGCTTGTTTTTCTTTTCCATGCTTATACCTTTCCATATTTTTATTTTGTTGCAATCTGCGTACTTTGTGCTTTACACTTGTTGAAGTTATTCCAATATCATTTGCTATGCGCTCATATGTAGCACCGCCTTCGCGCATAAATAAAACCTTTTCCTCTGTTTCTTTATCCCATACAAATATTCCGCCAGCAGTTAAATTAGTATTAAATAAAGGATTTAACTTTTCGGTTTCAAACAGTTCTGGCTGTTTGTCTTTCACTTGTCTTCCTTACTGCAATACTTGTCGTCAATCACAATTGGATAATGCCTAAGACAGCACCGCGCCTCGTCTTTAATCCACTTAGGCGTTCCCTTCACAATCAGCAACTTGTAAAGAAACTCGCGTGTGATCTTGAGGGAATTGACCTCTTCGTGTGGAAGAGTCATTGCATCTCTCCAAATTCTTCCAGTGTGCATCTGTTTAAAAACACTGGCGTTGTCTCGCCTAAATATCCACCGATAATGTTGTAATCAAACCACTCGACTGCATCACGCATGGACATTCCTTCTTTTACAAGTATGCGGATTACTTTCCTGTAATCATAAACTGCAACAGAATCAGAATTCCCAAAACGAAACAAGTTCCCAAGAAAAGCCTTAGCAAACTGATCGTAAACAATTGAACCTTGCTGTTCTGTCATTTCTTCACCTTCATAGATTCCTCAATCAGGCTGCGAACTTCCGCAATCCACAACAAGCGCTCGTCAGGTGACGCATATGTCTCGCATCTCTCCTGCAACGCTTTGCCGCTGGCTGTGCTGGCGCCAACAGACACGGCGCTGCCTGTGACGCTATTCCCTGTCAGCGAACGCATGGCGTCAAAGATCAGTGTGCGCGCCGTGATCGCATCCCTTGATCGCTCTTGCGATGATGATGGATACAAAAAACCACGGCGCGCAAGCGCAATCTGAACTGCTGCGTTTACTTTTTCGATTGAATACAGACCGCCCATTCATGACACCTTTAATACTTTCTGTTTAGAATGCAACATTGCGAATGCTAGCGGCTGACCAGCCTCAAGCGTGGCGCGGATCAGTTCCTTGTTGGGAACAACCGTAGTCACGGTGGTGCTAAACGCTTCAGGCACATCTCCAATGATCTCCAGCGCTCGAACACCTCCAGGTGTGGCAAGCGTGACCTTGTGTCGTGGCGTCTGAATGCTTGTGGCGCCACTTGACTCCAACACGCGGGTGATCTGCCCCTTCATCCAGTCTGCAATTGCTTGGTCGCGCTTGCCCAAGTCTGCAATGCGTTTGGCTTCCTGCTTGCGTCCTGTTGCGCGGTGTTCAATCTCGCTTGCAATAGCCAACAGATCGTCTATGGCTGGCGCCAAGTCTGTGGACTGCGAGGCCAGCCAATCGACCTGGCCTTCCACGGCGCTTATGTCACCGCCGTTGGCTTCGCTTGCTGCAATTAATTCTTCTAATGCCACCGCTGCTGCGGACGCTGTGAATACTCGTTGTGTAATGCTGTTCATAGTGTTTCCTCTTTCTTGTAGCAATCCCAACCCATCTGTTTGGCTACATCTTTAGCAGAAGTGCCGTGTGGTCTTGAATTTTCAACATTAAAACAATACATTCGCCTTGCTTCGTCACGCTCTTTAGTAAGTTGTTTGATTTGGTGTATAAGAACATCAAATGCTGCTTTTGTTAATGTTACTGATTTCATTGTGTTTCCTCTTGTGTTTCTGTTTTGTAGCAATCCCAATTCTTGCTGTCAGCAATGTGTTCCGCGGTAGATTTATTATCACTTTTGTACATGTGCTGTGCCGCCATGACACAATACATTTTTCTTGCTTCGTCTCGCTCTGTGCCAAGTTCTATAATCAAATCTAAATCGGACATTTGGTTTTTTTCTGTACTTATTTTGATAATTGCTTTAACTGCCAAATCCAAGTTGTAATAATATTTATTGCGAATCTTTATAGATGGAATTACATTATCCAATGTCATTTTTTTTAGCCATGCCAATGGCAAACATGTTTCTTCCATAAGACCATTTAGACCTCCTAGTAATACAAATTTGTTATTATTCATTGTGTTTCCTTTTTTAATTTGTTTCTTTTTTTACGCCTTGCAACAAGTTGTTGAACTTTGACTAAAGCCTTGTGTGCTTCTGCCCATGCTCGTAATTCTGCCGCTGTTTGTTTGTACATGGTTTCCTTTGTAAGAGCGGGGCTGACCGAATCCGTCGAGACGCGGCCAGCCCCTTGGTTTTTAGAATGGGATCTCGTCAATGTCAATTGGCTTCGGCTGTGGAACTTCCTCTTCCGCTGGAGCAGATTCTTCATCGTATTCTCTCACACCGTACAGGGTAATCCCCTTATCGTTTGTAAGAGCCAACAGTTGAAACAACAGCGATGACTTCATAACGCTGCGGCAGATGTCAACTAACTTTGAATCAAAACATGACACCCACCACTCGTTTGACTCATCTTTAGAATCGCGTACCAAGATTCCTGTGCGCGAAGTTCCAATCTTTGTTGGCTTGCTTTCGCCAACATTACGAATGTAAACAGGCTTTCCAATTGCTGCCTCTTCAGGAACTCGACTAGCGCGGTGGTTGATCTTTCCTGCTGGGTCAACTGCGTGTGCTGTCTTTGCCTTTGGCGCTGGCTTCGCCTTTGGCGCCTCGACAACTTCAGACTCGACATAGGTTGCCGTGTCCGTGTGGATCACTTCATTGCTGATTCCAGCGGCTGCAGGAATTTGAGCCTGGGCGCGCTCCACCTTTCGAGTGGCAGCAACTGGTGCTTGCACTACGGACACGGCAACATGATCGTCCTGCGGCATCTCGTCAGTCGTGTACAGACCTGACAACTCCGCAGGAAATGACTTTCGCAAAGCCAAAGACTCTGCACATTTCGCAAGCATTACACTTGGATACTTCGCCCACATGTTTCCGCTCTGCGCGTACTCGCTCCAGATCGCCACGGCATACAGCGGTTCAACAAATGTCGAACGACGAACGCCTACTTTGGCTGCCATTGGTGGCGTCTTGCCCAACCACACATCTACCCATTGACCATCTGCACCGCAAAAAAATGGGCCAACCTGGCCAGCGTATTGACCGCTGCGCTGGGCAATAAGACGAGCGCCGTCAATGCTGACCTGTGTGGTCATAACGCCGCCACGCTTGATAGCGTAGATCTGCCTGGCGAATGGGTCTAGGCCTGTTTTGGAACATATAGCCGCAAAAAGTTGCAACTCGTCTTGAGTACAACCCTTTGCTACAGTCCGCGCTACGAGCGCCATATCAATTTCATTGTGTTTCAGTGCTAAATCAGACATTTCAAATCTCCTAGTAGAGTTTGTTCGGCTTGAGAACGCCCCACGCCGAACTACATTGATAGCAGGTATATCGACCATTGCAAGTTATATCTTCAACTATTTAAAATATTTCTTGAAATATCTAAAGTTTTAATTGACACCTGCCGATACTTGATATATGTTTGTTGCGGGTAGCAGGATGCAACCTGCGTACGGTTGAGCGGAGTTTTGGAAACACATTCCCCAAGGCTCCGCTCAATCGACCTATTACTGGGTCGGGCGACTCAAACCGCGCCAGCGGAGTCTGGCACTACTAGGAGACACTAAATGTTTTTAGCACAAGTTCGCACTAAGAATGAAAATGGAACATGGGGTGATTGGTTGCCGCATTCGGTTTACGCCACCGAACAAGAAGTGCAGGAAGTTTGTTTTGAAGATGTAATTGATAGTCAAACATGGAAGTACATTAAATTATCAAATAAAACATTGGTTAAAGAATTGCAAGCAGCGCAAGCCGTCATTGAAGAATCGCAAATGACAAACATTCTCGAACACAATCACCCATTGGTTGAAGCATCTTACGAGACGGCCAAGTTTATATTGTCGCAAATGGATCACGATGATTTGTGCGTACTAGAACAACGAGCATCAAAGCGTGGCGGTTTAATTGGCGAACAAATTTTAAGATCAATTGTTGATCTATTAGGCGAGGACAAAAAATGAACCTAGACAAGTACATTGAAATCCTGCTTAAGTTGTGGGACACGGACGAACAAACTGTAGACAACGAGCGCGGAACCAAGATCGTGTTAATCCCTGCTGACTTAGAAAATGAAGTCGGACATCATCCGCTGTCTTATCCAGAGCCAATGGCAACGCTGATGATTCAGCACTACAGCCTTCTTAACGCTGAAGATCAGTTAAAATTGCGGAATTGCGATGGCGGTTTAGTCATTTGGGATACTGACACAATGCTTGAGCCTGAGTTTAAACTGTGCGAAACATTTGACGAGGCGCACAAACTTTATTCTGACATGTCATGGGATGCCAACGAGAAAGCAGGACGCCATTGAAATACATTCCATTTATCTTTGCGCTGGCGTTTGCACCAAGTGCGTACTCGCTGACTGAGGCGCAGACTGTGCGCTTGCTTGCTGCGATTAAGCAAGTCGAGTCAGGTGGGGATTGTGCCGCAGTGGGAGATTGGGAATATGGGCAGCCAACCGCACTTGGGTGCTACCAGATCCATTATTTGTATTGGGCTGACGCGGTTGAATATGACAAAACCATTGGCGGTGAATGGAACGACTGTTTTAACGAGGCGTACGCGGAGCGTGTTGTGCGCGCATATATGAAGCGATACGCGCCAAAGAATGCCACCATGAAAGACATGGCTCGCATTCACAATGGCGGCCCACGCGGACATAAGAAATGGACAACCTTTTTGTATTGGGCAAAGGTTGAAAAGGTGTTGAAGTGATCCAGCGCACAACATCACGAGATGCATACCAATCTGTTGATGTCACGCACTTGCGCGGCAAGGTGTTGGCAATGCTTAAAAGATTGCAGGGCGCCACATGCGATGAGGCGCAGTCCCTACTTGGAATGACACACCAGTCATGCAGCCCATGCTTCACTTGGTTGTCGAAAGATGGACAAATCTACGACAGCGGCCAGCGGCGCGTAACGCGGTCGGGGCGCAAGGCGATTGTTTGGCGTGTGTCCGACACATTTGACACTTTGTTCCCTGACCGCAAGCAGACCGTCAGCGAATTGAAAGATCAAGCCATTCGTCACGCAATTCTGGCGCGTAGTACTGGCGACTGGAGCAAGTTCCAAGAGTCGTTGGGAATTCTTAGCGCAAGGAAAGCCAATGCAAGCACCTAGACATTTAGACTGCGGCGCATGGAAGACTGGCAACTACCACATCCGATACCGCCAAGACGGAAACAACTTGACTAAGATTGTGACCCAGTCGCGCTACAAAAGCCTTGTTGGAATGCGGCGCGCTTGCGATTCTTGGCGCCACAAGAATAATGCAAATGGCTTTGAGATTGTAATTGAGTATGAGCGTCTTGACAAAACTAAAATATTCAAGTTGGCATCTGAGTATGTCGATAATAATCGTTGGATCAATTATTATGTTTGATACCATGACCCATGCGTTGGCGCGACTCGCCCCCGAAATGTCGCGTAGACGCAACCTAGTGGGATTTCACAGCGGAAACGCTGTGGAGTCCTTTGAATGGAAGAGCAGCGTAAAATCCCTAGCAGGAGACAGCCGCCATCGCTCGTCGATATGCTTGACGAGGCGTGTGATTCGCTTCGTGAGAATCACAAACTCAACGGTATTGCGGGTGACCTTGAGCAATTGCGCGACGCCATCACAGGTATGTTGGAACTCACGCGCTTTAACGATTGTCTCTTCGGTGACGAAATCCGAAATTTTTTGCAAGTCCGACATTACATGAAGCCACGCCGTGGAAGCGAACTAGATCCATTGCTTGGGCAAAGACAGAACCACAGAAAGAAACAATGAAACCTGAAACGATGCAGACCATCTTCGAATATTTCAGCGGATCGCGCTGGGCTATTCCGTCGAGCAAACAACATGAGTCAGCGATACTGTCGCTCACAGGATACACCGATGAAACAATCGTTCTGGCTGTGAAACAAGCCAAGATTGGACTAGGTCGCACATTTATTTCAGTTGCGGAACTGGCAACGCAATGCAAGATGGTCGAACGCAAGGCAAAGCATGTTGGTGTGCGAAACGAAATTGTATTTAGCCAGACCGAGGTAGACCAAGATCGTGATGCTGCGTTTAAATTTCTTTTAACTTTAAGTAAAAAAGAAATCAGAGCAGCCGTAAAACATGGTCGTGAATGTGGAGCCTTAACAAACGATCCAATACCAAATGATCTATTTGCGTGGCGGGCGTGGCAAATAGGCATGGTGTCCGCGCTTGCTGAAACAATTGGATGACCGCGCCTATTGCTGCACACACATGTGCAAGTCACAATGTACGGACATTGAGCGACTTTGAACCGATCTCATTCC